GCGGGCGGCCTCGTCGGGCTGGCCGTAGCGGGCGGTGACGGGCTGCGCCACCCGCACGTCGGCGGTGATGTCGTGCCACGCGCCGCCGTAGAACAGCTCCACCGCCAGATCGGGCGGCAGGGGTGAGCTCACGTCATCCTCCCAGTACTGATTGGACGTTGCCGCCGCGCACGCGGATGGCCTTGCGCAGCCACCGCAGGAACGCCTCGTCGCCGTCGGCGTGGACTTCCACCACCGCGCCGCCGCCTCCGCCGCTGCTGGCGGTGGGGGCGAGCACGGGCGTGGGGGAGGCGGCGGCCGCGCGCAGCATGCGCATCGAATCGTCGTGCGGGATCACCTCGCCAGCCCCGTCGAACTTGACGATCTCGGGGCCTTCCTCGCCGACCAGGGCGACCTGGCCCTTGCTGACCCGGCCACCCTCGGCGTAGCCGGGAATGCCGAAGTTGGTGACCGCGCGCAGCATGATGGTGGCGGCCAGGCGGGCCCGCTGGATCGCGTTGACCCGCTCCCAGAAGTTCGACGTGTCGGCGCGCACCGAGGTGGACACCCTACGGGGGATGCCGAACAGCTCCTCGATCATCGACCCGACCTGATTCTCGACCCCGCGGAACTCAGCGGAGTTGCGGCGCATCAGCTCGCTCACATCCGAGGTCCACGAGGACAGGCTGCTGGTGGCGGCCATGGCATGGCCGGGGATCTCGGTGGTGGTCAGGTTGCGCCACGCCTCGGCCGGGTCGGTGAACGCCATGGTCAACGAGCGCTTGAACCGCTCGAAATCGGTTTCGGCCGTGTTCTTCATGGCCGTAGCGGCCGCGGAGGTCGCGCCGGCCACCGACCCGATCTCCTCGCGGGCGGTGGACAGGTCCATGGCGTTGATGGCGGTGGCCATGTCCTCGCCCTGGGTGCCGAACAGCTCCACCGCCAGGCGGGCCTGCTCGGCGGGGTCCTCGACCTCCCGTAGGCGGGTCAGGATCTGGTCGAGGGCCTCGCGGGCCACGGGACCGCCCTCGGCGAACGCGTTGGCCATCTGCTGGGCGTCCAGGCCGAGCGCCTCCAGGCCCTCCTCGGCGGTCAGGTCGGTGACCCGGATCCGCAGCTCCTTGAGCGCGTCGGCGACCTTGTCGCTGTTCTGGGCGCCGCCCTCCAGGCCCTGAATCAGCAGCCCGGCGGCCTCCTCAGCCGACAGGCCCAAGGACTTGAACTGGATCGGGTATTCGGTGAGGGTGTCCAGCAGGTCGTCTGACATCGTTTCGGCCTCTGTGAAGAGCCGAGTCAGCACGTCGAAGCCTTCGTCAGCGGAGTCAACGAGGTCGGTGCGCATGAGCTGCCCGACGGCGCGTACCGACTCGGTGACGTCCTGCCCGAAAATCTGCGCGAACGCCGTGGCCTGCTGGGTCAGCGGCCGGAACTGCTCGTCGTCCACGGCGACCTTGAGGTTCTGTGCGACGGCGACCGCGGCGGCTTTGACCTGGTCCAGCGACTCGCCGTAGCCCTGGGCGTAGATGCGCCCGGCGGCGCGGCCGGCCTCCTCCATCTGCGCGGGGTCGAGGTTCAGCCGTGCCCCGAGGTTGCCCTCGACTCCGGAGAAGTCGAGCGCGGTCTGGAAGTTCTCGCTGACCCCGGCGGCGAGCGCGCCGCCGAGCCCTGCGGCGGCCCCGGCAAGGCTGCTCTTGGCGTTGTCCAGGCCGGAGCGGATACCGTCGGCGAACCGGTCGCCGCCGCGGCGGCCGGAGCGGGCCAGGTCGCCCTCCAGGCGGCGGGCGGCGTCACCGACTCGACCGAACTCGCCGGATGCGCGGTCACGGGCGAGAAGGTCGAACTGGAGTTTCGAGTCAGCCACGTTTGCCTCCTCGGGCCTCGCGCAGCACGTCCAGGTAGGTGAGCAGGGTGGAGTCGTCCTCTTCCGTCAGCTGCGAGAACGGGATGTGGGTGAGGACGCTCAGCGCGACGAGCTCACGGGCCCACGATCCCGCTGGGTAGGGCGGGGCCCCGCCTCCTCGTCGAGGGTGTCCATGTCCACGGACTCGATGAGGTCCAGCCAGGCGTCGAAATCGTCGAGCGCCTCCAGTCCGGCGGCGCGCAGCGCGGAGAACGCCAGGTAGTACAGCATCTCCATGCGTTTGGGCCGGAACTTGCCGGGCGCGTGCTCGTCGAAGAAGTCCCCGAACTGCATATCGAACTTACGTTCGAATTCCACCTTCGTGCGGGGGCCGACGGGCGCCTCGACCGTGCGCCCGTCCGCGTACGCGGCCGTGACCTTGAATCCGGACACCTCAGCTCCTTACGATCTTGCGGGCCACGTCATCCATGGCCTGGACGAGTTCCTTGCGCACCGCAGGTGCGCCTTCCTTCATCGGGCGGCTGAACCAGCCCGGTTTCACGTCCTGCAGCACCCACGGGCCGCGGCCGAACGTGGGGTGCCTGACGCGGCCGCGGTCGATGCGCTTCGGGTCGGCGACCGCTCCAGGCTGGGCGAGCACCCGCACTCCGGCGGCTTTGCCCGTCGCGCGGCGGCGGTGAGGCAGCTTGGTCTTCGCCACCCGCCGGCCGAGTCCGCCACTGCGAGGCAGACTGGAGCGCGCTTCGGCCTTGGCCGACTTCTTCAGCGGCTTCACCGCACGGGTGATGCCCTTCGTCAGCTCGGAGCGCAGCTCCTTCGGCGCGCCCTTCAGCGCCTTCGAGACGCGCACGAGTTGCTCGGCGCCCTGAACGCGAAGGTCCATCAGAACGTGCCCCAGGTGACGTGGCCGTCCATCTGGATCGTGGCGCTGATCGACACCTTCTCCCCGACAGGGGCGGTGACGTTGTAGGCCGACACCCAGCAGTCCATGCTCATCTTCGGCATCCCCGCCGCGGAACCAGCGGGCCCGAACACCAGCTGGGTGGGGGCGTCCTCCTTGTCGAACAACTCGGACAGGATCGTGTGGATCGCGGGGTCGAAATGGCCCTCGACGTCGAACGACGCGCCCTGCAGGCCGGGAATGAACCGCTGACCCTTGTCGCCGAACGCGCTGACTTCGCTCATGGCGCGAGAGATCGCTGGAGGGATGTTGTCGAAGTACTTCGAGATGTCCTGTTCGGTGGCGGCTGCGTCGGTGATCAGCAGCACGCTGTCCTTGCCGTGGGCGAATGCCATGGCTGCTCCTTAGGCAGGCTGAGACACCCGCGCCACGGCGGGTGTCGAGGATTCCGGGGGTTAGCGGGCGAGGGCGACGGTAAATGTCGCTGAGGGGGCGGTGCCGCCGAGCGCCCACGAGGCGCGCACGTAGCGCTCCACCGTGCCGCTGACAACCTTGCGTTGCGCACCGGCGGTGGTGGCTTGGTCGAAGGCGACCAGGTCGACGAAGGTGACGCCGTCAGCGGAGTGCTGCACCACGATGTCTGCGGTGGGCGTAGTGCCGCCGAGTTCGGTGAGATGCAGTACCGCGACCGCACCTGACGTGGTGGCCGCCTCGAAGGTGACCATTTCCCCGTCCGCTGTGGCGGTCTCGGCCGTCAAGTCGTGCAGCGAGGTCCCGATCCAGGTGCGCTCGTCACTGGTGGACTCCACCGTGAATCCCACCACGTCGGCGACAGCGGCGGCGATGCTGTGAGTGGAGATGTCACCGGCCGCGGTGAACACCGGTTCGCCGAGGCCGAACCCTGAGGGGCCGACGGTCACCATCCACGCGTCGTCGACCCCGTTGGCGTCCACAGCGGCGGTCAGCAGTTCGCTGTCGTCGAACCGACCTTCGAGGGCGAGGGTGCCGGTACGCAGGCCGGGGCGCCACCGCTGCCCCCTGTCGGGAAAGCACGTCGATTCCGACATGGCCCTGCTGTTGTTGCTGCTGACCGAGTTCAGCTTCGCCGACGCGGCGAGGTCGTTGATGAGCACGCGCGTCGACATGGAGTGCACGAACGGCATCAGTCGCCCTCCTCTTCTACGACGCGTTCGATGTGTCCTCGCTGCAGTAGCCAGGAGACGGACTGCGGCGGGATGTCGTCGCGAACCTCACCCACCGGGACACGGCGCCCGTCGTAGGACAGCGCGGTGAGTGTCCGGTAGCGCGGGAAGGTGACCACCTTGCCCGCGGTTCTGCGTGGAGCCATCACACCTCCCCTGATGCAGTGACCTCGACGGTGAAGTCCGCGCCGAGGTAGAGCACGCCGTTCCATTCGATTTCGCCGTAGCTGTCCATGCTCGCGACGCGGGCGAAGTCGACAACACCGTCGAGGTCGCCGTCCACCACGGACTTGATGCTCGACGCCCCGCTACTGGACACGTAGGCGTCGAGGGCGTCCTGCCCGGCGTCCGAGGATGCCTGTGACGCCAGCAGGCGGAGCGTGAAGGTGAAATCATCGCTGCCGCGGCGCATGGTGGCGTCGTAGGCGATCGGGCCTGGAAGGACGATCGCCGCTGGAACGACGACCTGCCCGGGGGCTGTGGGGTAGGCGTTCAGTCCCGCGATGGTGCCGCAGCGTGCGGCGATGGCCTTCCTGATCTGCGTCACGGATGCCATGTCAGGCCACCAGGATCGCGTCGCGGACGTACGGCGCCAGCTTGGTCGCTGCCATGGGATTCTCCCGCACCCGCACCACCCCGAAGTCGCCGAATCCGGCCACCCCGAGCGGTGCGTCCTTCAACTTGTAGAGCTCGGAGGCCACGATCTTGGTGGCCTCGACCACGGGGGCGGGCACTGCCTGCCAACCCCACTGTGCGGTGACCCGCACCGTCGCCCGATCCGAACAGGGCCACCGACGAGACCCCACGGCGCGGAGCGTCCAGAATGGCCAGCCCTCGACGCCATCCACCACGCCGTCGAGCGGCTCCAGCTCGTAGTCGGCGGCAGACCACGTGGTCTCGAACTCGCCGTCGCCGTCGTTGTCGACCTCCACCAGAAGCCCTGTGGTGGTGGCGATGTCGTCGACGGTCAGCAACGTCCCCGTATCCGGTCGGTACCGGCGGGGCGTGGCCGTGTCGGCGAGGTTGAACTGGCGCCGGCAGTGGGTCTCGACCGCCCGCGAGGCTGCGGTGGCAGCGGCTTCGAGGATGTCGTCCTCGGTGCCGACCGTGACGCCGAGGCGGGTACGGAGGTCGGCGGCGGTGATGTAGTCGTCGCCGAGCGCCACCGCCTACTCCTCACCTTCAGCAGCAGCGTCCTTGCCGGAGTCGCTGTCGGTCTTCTTCGTCTTGCGGCGGGTGGTGCGCTTCTCGCCGGGTGCTGCGGTGGCCTGCTCGACACCACTGTCGGCGCCGTGAACCACCAAGGGGGCGTCTGCGAACAGCTCCGGCCGCTCCCGCACCAGCTTCGCGGTGTCGGCCCACGCCTGTTCCTTGCGCAGGGTGGTGGAGCCGTTGGACCAGGTCACCACGCCATTGATCTTCGGGTAGACGATTCCCACGAGGGCCCTCCTCTGCTCTTGGGTGGGCCCCAGGCGGTCACCTGGGGCCCACCGAGACGGTCGATCAGACGCCGTCGTCCGACAGCATGCGGAAGCCGTTGTCGTTGATGCTGTCCGCGCCGACGCGGGCCCACGCATACCAGCCACGCTCGCCGGTCGGGCGTCCGTTGGCGCCCGTCAGGTGCGGCACCAGCTCGACCGACATACCGGCGCGCTGGGCGATGAGGTAGTTGCTCCAGTCGCCGACGATCGCCAGCCCGGAGACGGCGCCACCGAGGTCGGCCATGTAGTCGTTGAGGTAGGCGCGGCGGCCCTTCAGGACCATCACGCCCTCCTCGGTGAAGTTCACCGTGAACGCGGCGTCGCTGCCCTCGCCGAGCTGCTGGATGTTGTTGTTCACCGAGGTGGACGACATCCACGCCGTGGAGGCGTTGCGGTAGCGGATCGGCAACGCCGCCCACGCAGCGTTGATGTCAGCAGCGGTGAGCGTGCCGGTGGTGGCCACGTCGATTACGGAGGTGGTTCCGTCGAGGGCGGTCACGATGCCGGTGGGCTGCCCCGTGCCGGTGCCCGTGGTGAACGACTCCACCAGCAGCTCGCTGTATCCGGCGGCGAGCAGCTTCGACATCTCCGCAGCGAATCCGGGGTAGTCCTGCCCAACCTCGATCGAGTACGGGATGAAGCCCTGCGCCTTGTGGGTGGGCACGGTGGGCTGCGCCAGCGCGGGCGAGTCGTCCGACACCTCGGCGGCTTCGGGGTCGAACGACCACGTCATGCCAGCCGAGGACACGCCTCGCCACGTGTCGGTGGTGATCACCTCGACCCGCGAGAGCGAGAAGAAGTCGTTGGGGTGGCCCTGCGCGGTGAGGATGATCGTCGGGTCGATCACGACGGGGACGCCGTAGCCACCTGCGGAGTCCGTGCCGATGTTCATGGCGCGGAACTCGTCGAACTGGCTGACCGCGCGGCCTTCCTCCGCCGTGAGGACAGCGTTCGGGCGGGCCATGAGCTTCATGAACGCCGACCGGTAGTCGGGGTGCTCGGTGAGCAGCAGACGTCGGGCGATGTGGTCGCCGTCGCTGTTCTTGTTGCGGGTGCGCAGCACGCGGTCGAGGTGGTCGAGCTGCCGCGCCTCCAGGTGGCTGGTCAGCTCCTTGTCCTCCAGCGCCTTCAGCGCCTTGTCGCGGGCCTGGCCGGTGGACAGGCTGCGCACGTCCTCACCGTCGAACGGGACGACCTGGCGGATGACCTGCGGGCCGCCGGTGGCGCCGTCGCCGGAGATGACGTTGCTCTGCTTGGCGGCCAGCTTGCGCACGGTTTCGCGGCGGGCCTCCAGCTTCGCGCGGGCCTCCTCCAGCTGGGCGCGCTCGGCCTCCAGCTCGTCCCACCGCTTCTGCTGCTCCTCGGTCAGCGGGTTGTCGCCCGCAGCCTCGTGGATGGAGCGCAGCTCGGCCTCGACCTCGCCCTTGCGCTCCTCGTCGTAACGTTCCATGCTCACTGCTCCTTCAGGAACGGGTAGAGGCGCTCACGCCTCGCGGATTGGGTGAGACCGCTCGGGTGGCCAGTGGCCGGCGCGTCGGTCGGGGTGTTCGCGGCGCCGTCGGTCGAGGTGCCCGTGAGGGCGGCGTCAACCTCGGGGGTGCGAAGGCTTCGGGCGCGCTGCGCGATCTGCTCGACCCGGTGGGGGTCGCGGGACCGCAGGCGCTCGTAGTACTGGTCGGTCAGGCAGCGCACACCGGCGGTGGAGTCCGGGTTCGCGGGGAAAGTCACGGGCCCGAACTCGAACAGCCGGACTTCCTTGATGGTGCGCTCGGGGACGCCGTCCGGGTTGTGGTCGCTGCGGCCAGGGTCGTCGTTCCACTCGTCGCGGATGACGCGGAATCGGAACGACGAGCCGTAGAGGCCGGCCTCCAGGCCGGGCAGCAACTCGCGGTTGTAGGCGGTGTCCAGCAATTCCACTTCGCCGACTGGCGAGTCTTCGTCCTCGCGCAGATCGGTGATGCGCCCCAGCACCTTGTTGCCGATCATGGCGTCGAAGCCGTGATCGTAGAGGACCTTGATCTGGTCGCGGTTCTCCCGGAGCGTCTTTTTGAACGCGCCGCGGGCGGTGCGCTCCAGGAAGCGGCCCTCGAAGTAGGAGTCGATCTCGTACCAGGTGCCGAACGTGGAGAACCGCACCACCATGGTCGGCATGCCGCCCTCGCTGGCGGCGCGCAGTTCACCACTCGGAGCGGCGGCGCGCACCACGTCGAGCTCACGCAGTGTTTCCATCACTCGTCCTCGCTGTCTGTCGTGTCCACAGGCGCGTCGTCATCGGTTTGCGGCGCCACCGTGCCGGGCGGCTGTAGCTGCACCGAGAACAGGCCGGAGTGGCTGCCGCGCAATCGGTTGATGTCTGCGGACTTGATGTAGGCCACCGCAGCGTCTGGCTGGTATCCGGCGTCGAGGAGGGCTCGCAGCGCGGTCGCTTCCTTCGCCTGGATCTCTGCGACGTCGGTCTGGTCGTCCCGCAGGAACGGGATGTGGCGGGCGTCGTAGGACAGGACACCGTCGGCGGGCTCGTCGACGATCGTGGCGAGCGCACCACATGCCGACATCCACTGCGGGTGCAGGAATCCGTCCTGCCACGCTCGTTTCGCGGGCTTGAAGTTCCCAGCGTTCAGGCCGGAGCCCTGGAGTCCTTCGGAGATTCCGAGCAGCACGGCGGGCACTCGTGAGGCGACAGCGATGCGGGTCTCCCCCGCGCCTTGGGTGGCCTTGAAATCGAGCTGCCGCAGGTCGGAGCCGACCACGGTCACGTCCGCGCCGCCACCGAGATACAGGGTCTTGTAGGCGTTCTCCACGCCCTTGTGAGCGGCGTCCATGGCCTGCACGAACTCGCGGAACTGCTCCTTGGTCACAGACTCCTTCAGCGACACCGCGATGTTCGGAGTGGCGGCGTTCTTGAAGAACCGCACCTTGTGCTCGGTGGCCAGCTGGTCACCTTGAACCTCCTTCAGCACCGGTGTCAGCCACGACATACCCCGGTACTGCGCCTCGGGGTCGGGAATCGGCGCCCAATGCGCGACTTCCTCCACCGAGTACGCGACTGGCTTCGCGGTGGACTGCGCACCGCCGGGCGTGTAGAGGTACCCAGCGATGTCGGAGGCCACCGCTTCCTCGGGGGCGTCGGTGAGGATGATCTGCACCCAGTCCGGCCGCAACCGCCGCAGCCGCCGGCCTTCCCGCACGGCGTAGAAGTTCCCGGCGAGGCTGACGTCCTGTTCCATTCGGGACAGCAGATCGTTCGACGCGCCGTTCGGCCACGGCCTCCGCAGGATCTCCAACGCTGGGGTGGAGAACAGCTCCCCCAACTCGCCCTGGCGCTCGCGCTGCCACATGAACCGCGCCATGGAGAACACCAGACGCCGCGCTTCGATCGCGGCGAACACCAGGCCGTCGGTCTTGTAGGTGCCGTGGATGTAGGCCAGGAAGTTGTTCTCGATCTCCTCGGCCTCGCGGGAGGCTGACGTGCCGATCAGCGGGTAGGTGCGGCCACCGTAGGAGAACAGCTCGGCGTAGTCGTTCACCCCGAACCGCTTCTCGGATCGGCCACGCAGGGATGACCACAGATTCGCCACGTCACCCCTCCTTCACGTCGACCAGGAACAGCACGACCACCAGCAGCGCCAGGCCAACGCCGATGAGTCCGAACGGCCCGAACAGCCACACCAGCCCGGCGGCGAGCATGGCCAGCCCGGCAGCGACAAGGGCGAGCGCTTCACCGCGGCGCATGGCGGCTCACACGTACATGACCCACGGGGCAACCTCTTCTTCCTTCGGCCCGTACTGCAGCAGCCCGTGCAGGGCGAGCGTGACCGCGAACAGCGGGGCCGGATTCGTCGTTGCGTCCTTGCGGGACCAAGCGCGCGCATCACCGAGCGGGCGCCACGCCGCGCCCCGCACGGACTCGTTGAGCTCGGGCTGGTCCAGGTGTTTCAAGGTCTTGGTCTCGGTGACGGCGTCGTACAACTGGCCGCACGCCCTGGCCAGGTCGGACGCCCACGCGGCCACGAGGATCTCGCTGGTGCCGCGCTTCGGCTCTCGCGTGACCTCCAGGCCCAACTCCTTCAGGTCCGGCACCAGCGATGCGGCCTCGGAGCGGTCGTCGTAGACCACCGCGCACGGCCGCCACTTCCCGATCAGCGTGGCGAGGTCGCCGACCACCCACGACACGCCGGGTGCGGACTTGATGACCTCGGCGTGCAGTTGACCGTCCGACCGGCGACCGACGACGCCGATCGCGGCGCCGGAGCGGTCCCGGTTGACCTCGAACGCCAACGCCACCGGATCAACGGGCTGCGATGTTTCGTCGCGCAGGTTGCTCCACTGGCTTTCGCTGATCGGGCGCCCACCCGCGGCAGGTTCTTCGTGCCAGCCAAGCCGTTCGCGCCCGAACTCACGCGGCGGCAACGCACGCCGCTCGGCTCGCACATAGTCGAACGTGATTCGACTCCCCAAGGCGTGGTTGGCTTTCTGCCACATCGCCTCGTTGTCCAAGGCGCACCCCGGAACGTCCACGGTATGCGGGCAGGACTTCCCGAGCTCACACGGCGGCTCTTCCCACGAGCCTGGCGCGCACCACTCCACCCACACCAGCGACGGATCGCCACCAGCGCGGCCACGACGCGTCAGGTTGTGCAGGTGCCCCGAGGTCTCGACCGCAGCAGACGAACCGTAGGTGATCTGCGGGTCCGGGCGCGCCGACAGCGTGGGCATCAGGGCGCCCATCGCTTCCGAACTCAGCACCAACGCCTCGTCCATGACGACGCGCTTCCCCCCGAGCCCACGGCCTCCGCCCTTGGAGCGCGCCAGGAACTCCAGCTTCGCGCCGGAGTGCAGCTCGATGGACTCCTCGCCGTTGGCGTAGGCGATCTTCTTGACCCTGCGGGACAACTCCGGGGCGGTCTCGATGCACTGCACGAAGTCGGTGAATGCGTCGCGAGAGGTCTTGAACAGGTGCGCTGTCCACACGATCCGGTCGGGCGGCAGCAGGAACAGGTCGAACAGCACCACAGGCGGCAGCACGCCGCCGGTCTTGCCGTTCTGGCGGGCCTCGATGATCGCGGACTCCAGCGCCGCCCACTTACCGCCCTTGCGGTACGACAGGATCGCGTCCACCGCGAGCGCCTGCTCCTCGTCGAGCTCCCGCCCGGCGATGCGCGCCAGGTCCACCGCCTCATCGCCGTACGAACCCGCGCGCTCCGGTATCCACAGATGTGCGGGAGGGATCACGCGCCACCCGCTTTCGCCTGCCGCCGCTTCGCGAGCTCGTCCAGCGAGTCGGTCGCGCTCCCGGCGTCCTTCATGGCCTCGGCCATCGCCGCGCGCAGCTCACGAGACAGCGATGCCGCGCCAGAGGCAGTCATGCCCTCCACGCCGGACTCCATCAGCCGCACCAGATGCATCACGTGCGCGCCCTCTGGAGTCTCCAGACGGCCGACGGCGGCCAACTTCTCCCGGTAGGCGTCCGTCATGCTGGCCGCGCGCCCGCCAGGCAGCGCCTCCTCGGCCGCGGGCAGCTCGATCACGCGCGGATTCGGCCGTTTCGCTGGCGGTCGGCACGTCGTGCAGTACTTCCGAGGCCGATGCGGACCCTTCTGCGGCGGCAGCTCGTTGCTGCACCCCTCCGTCGCGCAGGTCCGAGCCATGACGGCACCTCCTGCTTATTCACGTTTTTGGGGAGAAAAAAAGCTCGAC